TTAAAGTATTTTCGACCTGATGCTGTTAAACCACCAGTTTTGCTTTTATGTTCTTTTCTCATTTCTTTTTAAACATACCCATTACTCCTGGAGCAGCTCTTACACCGAGAGAAACACTACAAGCTAAATATAAAAGATGCTTATAATATTCTGGTAGTTCATGTAATGCTTGGAAACCTGCTTTAATGTGTGGTGTCCAACCAGGTATAAATACTGCAACGGCAGGAAGCATTAAGCAAAGCAAAACAAATTCATCTTTCCAAGATCCCTTCATTTGCTCTACGGCAGAAGCTTCCCATTTTATTTTTCCTGCTGCAATATCTTCGTTTTTCTTTTTCTCTGCTTGTATCTGTGCAATCTTAACTTCGCCTTTAAGTTTTCTTGTTTCAACAAAACCTTTAACTCCGTCTGTAACTACACCTAACAATGGTTTTGCTAGTAAATGCCACATAGTTAAAATATGTTGCTAATAATCATTATAACAATAATCATTGCTACTCCCATTAAGAATAGCTGTACTGATCTTTTTAAACCTGTCCAAAAATCTACAAATTTAGTCCACATATTATTTTCCTCTCATTACATCCGCTAGTGCTTTTGCACGATTGGGTGTTTGTTGATGCCAACGACTTTGAAGTAACTCGTCAGCACATTTATCCCACGCATGATTTTTTGCGTGAGCTAAAGCATTTTTAAATTTTGAAACCCCATTGACTCCAAGTTGGAAACACATCTCCACAAACACACCAAATTTTTCATCTGGTAAATTCATATCTTGGCATAGTCTTGTTGCTCCTTCTAATGCAGTTTTAAAATCTTTTTCATATATCTGCATAATAAAATCATCATCATATTCTTTATTTGGATCAATTTTGTCATTTGCTGTAACTAAATGACCGATCCCAAAAGTTAATTTACCTAATGAGTCTGCATAACATTTATTTATTTTTCCTTCATGTACAATTATGCGTTCTTTTAATTGATCAATGAAGTTCGAATTTATTTTTTCCATAATAATATAAAATATGTACACCTAATTTTTTTTGTTCAGGTGTAGTTCTCCTATTAATTTTTTTACCTTTTTGTTTACCTGTTAATCGAATAGAAACAGTTTTGACATCTATAAGTAGCACTTCTTTTTTTTTGGAATGAACAGCCACCAGGTCAACAGGGGATGTGACACTTAAACGAAAAAAAACATAATAACCTTTGTCGCTTAAATACTTGGCAGCAGCTAACTCAGAAGAAGTACCCTTCTGGTGCTTTTTATTCAAATCAATAAATTTCTAACTAATAAAATTAAATTGGTAAATACAGCAAAGCCAACACTCCAAATAATCATTTGAATATTCTTCATAGACTTTTCAATATGATAAAGATGGTTTTCTTTTATTACTGAAATATCTTTTTTAATTAATGCGATCTCTTTATCTAATTTATTAATTAAATCTTTGTTCGTCTGTGCAGTTGTTTTTGCCATAAATTATCCTTAATATTTATCTTCAATAATTTTATAGATTTTCATGTTACCTTCTGCGTCTGGTCTTAATTCTGCTTTAACCTGACCGCATTCATAACGAATAACATTCGATCTTCCTTCAGCTAAGTTTCTCTCAGCTTCTCGTTTTGCTTTTAAACAATCTGACAAAGTATCGGTCATCATGTGTCCATCTAAACTTCCGTTTACAAACATACATAAACTAAAAACCATTTGTATAATGCTAGTGGCTTCCATTGTTCCTCACTTTATCTTTTAATTCTTCAACATCATTTTGAAGTTTTGACACTTGCTTTTGCAAAAACTCGATGTTTATATTGTTAGATTCAATATATTGTATTTCTTCTTCTATGGTTTCAAATTGACCTGATAAAAACTCTAGCAGCATATATTGTTCGTTATCAATTGGTTTTTGATCAGCAGCTTTTAATAAGTCTGCTTCAAACAAAGTTGCTCTTGTTTCTATATTATTTAATCGTTCTATAATGCCAAAGTAGGCATAAACTCCAATTGCTGTTGCTATTAGAATGCTGATAAGATTTCTCATCGGCATTGAGATTGATGTATTTTCTGAAACCTTCATTTACCACAAGTACATATTTTTTCTGTGCCACCGCAATCTTCACATTTAGGATTAATCATTAACTTACTCCGTACACTTTAAATATTCCTTCTTCAACATTACCTGTTGATGGGTAAAATCTTAAACCAGTTATTGCATTTCCATCTGCATAATAATTAGATGTACCTGATAAAGAAACAGCATACTCAGAAGTACTAGAATAACCACCTGTCCAAAATAATCTTTTATGATGGCTAGTATGTGATGGCTCATCAACAAAAATTCTAAATTGAGCAGGGTCATTATCCCCATTAAATATTGATTCACCAGTTATGCCAATATACGGAGTATTTGAACCAGAATGACTATCCCAATCATCACCATTTGATGATTGTGATTTCATAGACCAAATATAATAATCACCAGTTTTTGCTCCACCAGAATCAATATACTGACATCGCAGAGTTGAATTTGAAATTGGTGAGTATCCAATAATATCCACCATATATCTTTTATAAGTAGAATCAAAAACACTTGTTAAATCTACTTCTGCGGTAGAACTTGAAATAGTAGTTGTATGAACATGAATTAAACTTCCACCACTAAATCTTGCAGAGTTTAATGTTCCACTAGATATATTACTTGCATTGAGAGTGGTTAGGTTTGCTCCGCTTATTGCAGGTAAAGTACCTTCTAATCCCAAAGCTGCATTTAATTTAATTTGAGCCATTGTTTTCCTCCAATGTTTGTACTCTAGTTTCTAAAGTTTCTATTTTTGTTATTGCTTCTTGTAAGGCACTTGTCAAAAGAGGAACTAATTTACTTTGGTCAAGTTGCTGTGGTAAAATTCTTGTTTGTTCATTACCATCATCATCAGTATAGGTTTCAGTTGCGTCTTTTGTTCCATTTACTGCTTCTGGAACAGTTATAATTTCATGTGCAAGAAAACCATCTTGTGTCTTACTAGGATTATCTTTAAAATTAAATCTTTTAGGTTTAAGAGTTTTTACTCTGTCAATAGCACCTGTTAAATCAACAATATTTTCTTTAAGGCGATAATCAGATGAAGTATTATAACTTGTATTAGAGCCATCAGTTTGAATACTACCAACAGTAGAGTCATTTTGTTTTGCAAAAGCCATCATGTAATGAGTAGCAGAAGCATTACCTGTTTGTCTTAATTTCATAGTCCAATAACTTGTATTAACTGTACCACCACCAACATTTATATCTAATGTTCCTGTGCTAAGAAAACGAATCCTTTCAGTTTCCGCAGTATCAAATCTTAAAAGGTCATTACCATGGTCATAAATTATTTTACCCCGTGCTGTACTTCCATCATCTGCAAAGAATATATTACCTTTATCAGTATTTCCTGAAGCTATTGTAATTCCACTTTGACCACTACCTTCAATAACTAATTCATCTGCGTTACCATCAACACTAGCACCACTATCAGCAGTTTTAATGTGAACACCTGTGCCTAAATCACCAGTACCACCTACACCTAATATAGTTCCATTATAAGTTAAGTTAGCTTCGCCTTCTAAAGTATTCGCTGTGCCACTACCTGTAATAACTCTATTATCTGCATTATTATTTATGGTAGTACCAGAAATAGTTTTAAAAGTATTATCTCCTGCTAGAAAAGTAGTTCCGTTTTTAGTTCCAGTAGCAGATAGTTTATCAAGTGTCACCGTTCCATCAGCAGGGGTAGTTATAACTCCAACTCCAATATGATAAATCCAGTTGTTCGTAGAGCTGCCACTTGGAGTAAAATCAAATGTTATTTGGCTACCAGAAACAGTATAGTTGTTACCTTGTTCCACTCCGTCTATTGCAAGTCTAATACATTCAGCACTTGAAGGAATAAATGCAGTACCACCTTTTGTTAAATTAAATGTTGCTGTGCTACCAGAAAAACTAATGTTATCTAATTTTTCTACGTTGCTTATTTTGTCAGTTCCACGACCTATATATGACATTAATCTCCCTCCTGTATTGTATTACCATCTGCTACCCATTGAAGAATAGCTTGATAATGTCTGTTATCTTCTGCAATAGGAACGCAACACTCAATGTTATCTATTGTTGCATTTATAGAAGTATTTTTTCCATCTATATCTTTGTAATATTTTGCTTTTGTAACTATCATTTATAACTCCGAGTCAAATTTTAAACCATCTATTGTTGTGTTGTCTAATTGAACATAAGCCATACCTTGTGTAATAGCAAAATTGGCATTACTTGCATTATGAGTAACATCAAATCTAGCTGTATCTAATCCAATTTGTGCTGTACTTTTAGTTGTAACAGTACCTGCAACTCCATTATGTTGATTTCCACATATAGCATTACCCATAGTAATTGTTGGTGATGCTCTTTTTACATTATAAAATATCGGACCTGTCATTTTAACAGATGATATTGTTTGTCCAGTAAAAACTTGTTGATTAGCAGCAGTATAACCTCTGTGTTCAAAATATCTATGACACCTAGCCAAGTTATCTCCATAACTTTCATGTTGGAAAGATGGTATATTACTTGCCGAATACTCGCCTACCTCTAGTTGTATTCCAGTAATTGCTACATCATTTGATGTACTATCTGCTAAAGATAAAGTTGAAACTCCTTTATCAGATGCACTTGTTGATTCCCAAGATGTAGGAACTGCTCCTCCAGTATAATTTGATCCTGCATCAAACCACCATGATATTCTTATAAATTCTGAATTATCGTTATTTGATGCACCACTTGTATCTGCGGCAATATTAATAATCTTTTTTTCCCAAGTATTAGCCGAAGATATAGTATATGTACCACTACACATTCTAGTATTTTCTTCATCAGTAAAATTAACCTGTGCTGTTCCAGTCTTATTAGACTTAATCCAAAAAGCTAAAGTGTATTTTTCAGCACTAGAAGTACCTTTCTTAAAAACATTTAGGTTTTGTCCTTCCATTCTATGAGAAATAATTACTGCATCAGCAGAAGAAGGTGAAGCATCAGCAGTAGTACAATCAAGTCTTAATGCTTTTCTAAATCCATTATTATAGGCATTACCACTCGTTAATGTTTCTTGTGCTACTGTCCAAGTACCACAGCTATCAATTTCAATTTTAAATCTATCACAAGCAGAATATCTGTTATCAGTAATACTTGTTTCACTTGTTGTTCTTTGAGAAACTTGCATATCACCATTTATAATTATTGGTTGTCCATCAGGTCTAGGAGTAGAATAATTTGCATTTGCATCAGGCAACACTCCTGTTACAGCTTTTGTTAAGTCTATTGTTGTGAAAGGCATATTATGGTTTCTCCCATACTGTATGTGTTAAGTTACCTTGCTCATCTCTAGCAAGTAAATTGTCATAGTCTGCTTCAGAAAAATCTTGCGGTATATCTCTCATACTTTGTCTGTAAGTTTTTATTTCATCACTCATTGTGTTGTCTGACATAGCAAGATAATCAGTTTCAATAAGTTTTTGATTTCTAATTTTTTTTATTTCGTTAAGTTTACGATTTGGTGCATCATTAATATAAGCAGTTTGCAAAGCATCTAATTCAGCTTGTTCCTCTAATGTTGCATCTCTTGTTATTCCGTTTATGTGTACTTTACTCATATCAACTATCTACCACTCCATATGCTTTTATTCTTCCATTTAAATTACCACCTGTATTTAAATAAAGTTTAACTCCTCTTACAGAGTCATTGTCGTGATATATTCCTCCAAAATATCCAGAGTTTGCATATCCAGTATTAGCCATAAAACCATATGTTCCATGAAAACCTGTATAAACTGAACTTGTGTATGGATCTTGAACGTGCATAACCATTCTCATACCAAGTTTATTTGAGCCATTAGATATACCACCAGTAGCAAGTTTAACTTGTGTTTGTCCGTCTCCATCTCCATTATCTTCACCACCATTGTTTGACGCCAAAGCTCTAGCAGAAAATCCATAATTACTAGAAGTTAAAGCTCCACTTTCATCTCTAAATTGCATATAAATATACGCACCACTACTAGCAGGTATCATTTTATCAACTATAACAATGTAGTTTGTGTATGTGCTTGTTGCAAAATCTAAACTTATAGAGCCAACATTACCACCACTATCAACTTGTGCTAAAGGAACTAATCCACCACTAGGAGCATCAGCAAAACTTAAAACACCACTTCCATTAGTTGTTAAAACTTGATTTGCATTTCCATCATTATTAGGAAAAGTTAAAGTATAACTTGCACCTGCACTATGAGGAGGTGATTTTAATTTTATTCCATGTGAATTTTCTGCACAGTTAAGTTGTATATAACCCTCAGTAACACCAGATGTACCTTTAGCTTCTAATGATGGTACACTTCCTGTGGAGATGAGATTTAATTTATCTACTGTTACAGCATCATTATTTATTTTTGCTGTGGTAACTGCATTTGATTTTAATGTTGAAGATCCAACACTATCTGCTGAAGGTTCTATTGAACCAAAAGTTCTACCAACATATAATATTTCTACTCTGTTATTATTTAATGTGCCACCAACTGTTAAGGTAGTGCCATTTACAGAATAGTTATCATACGATTGAACAACTGCATCTATTGTAAGAAGTATATCTTGAACAGAAGTAACAGCTTTATCTAATGTAATTGTCGTGCCACTATTTGATGTACTAATTTGTTTTTGTACTGTTTCAAACGAAGTAGCAGGTTGATTTCCAATATAACTCATTTATTCCCTCTATGTACTAATGTCATCTACTGCTGATACCCACGCATCAACACTTGATGCAGTATCACTTTGAACTTTTAAAATATCACCGCTCTGGACGTTATATTTTGCACCACCGTCTAATACTTGTAATTGTGATCCTGTTGGGATTGGAGCAGTTTTAAGTAGGTAAAAATCATTTGATCCATCATTTATAAATACACTTACATTTATTGCAGATGAATGAACATTTGCTAATGAAATACCAACAATAGTGTCGTTAGAATTTGAAGTAAAAAGAGTTACTGCACTTGTGCCAATATTTCTTTCTTTATATCTTTTAAAATTTTGTGCCATGTTTCCTCTCTATAAGGCAATTGCTACAGCAATCGCAAAACCATTAGTTGCTCCTGTTGTTGGCAAGTTTGTTAATTGACTTCCATCTACACCAGGAAGTCTTGCTGATCCGTCTAGTTGAACAACATTGTTCGCAGAAGTACCAACAGCTTTTGTTGATGCTGTGCCTAGACCAGAAATTTTTGTATTAGCAATAGTACCTACACCTAAAGTAATATTGCCTGAAGTTGTTATTGGTGAACCAGAAATAGTAAACTCTGATCCTGATTGTGCGATACCAACCTGAGTCACAGTTCCACCAGAAGATGGGGTTACTTGGGTGAAGGTTATTGCAGCACTTCCAATTGAACCACTATCTGTAGTACAAAGTTGAAAAGAGTCTGCATTAGTGCTTCCTTCTTTTACAATAATCATCTGACCTGCAAGTTCGTCAACTGTGTCAAACTCAGGATCACGACTTGCTGTGCCACTTGCTACAACAATATAAATTCCGTTTTGTGTATTATCACTTTGATTTTTAACAAGCACTTTATCATTTGTTGCTAAAGTAACTCCGTCTAAAGTATCGTTGTTTTGTAAATCAGAAGATAAAGAAATATTACCTGTTGTTGCAGCTCTAACAATCGTTCTAGTTTTTAATCCTGTAACAAGATTATCAACATAAGTTTTTGTTGTTGCATCTGATCCGCTAGAAGGAGAGCCAAGACCAGTTATTGATCCACCAGTAATTGCAACATTACTCGATGCCTGTGTTGATATTGTGCCAAGACCTAAGTTTGTTCTTGAAGTACCTGCGTTAGCAACATCACTTAAATTATCTGATGCAGTAAGTTTTGTGTTAATCTGTGTTTGTGCATTAGAAGATAAAGTATTTATAAATTGAAATTCAGAATTTGTTACACTTCCGTCTGCTATTTTAGTTGCATCAATTCCTGAAGCAACTTGTGAATTCGATATTGTTCCTGTTAATGATGATGTTGGGTAGTTTGTTGCGTCTGTTAAATTAAATGCAGGAGTAGTATCAGAGCCACCAAGAGCAAGACTTACTCCACCATAATTTACTGTTGAATTAACAAGTTCCGCATTTGCTACTCCACCATCTTTAATTGTTACTGCACCAGAAGATACAGAAAAATTATCAGAAGAAAAAGAAGCGATACCCTTATTACTTGTGGTTGCATCTTCACCTGCTATTGTTAAAGTTTGACCTGAAGCTGTGGTATCTATTCCTTCACCACCTGCTATTGTAAAAGTTTGTGAGTCTAAATCTACTGCACTTGTTCCTGTATCACCTGAGAAATCAAGGTCTTGTCCAGTTACCAAATTTTCCACAAAACTTTTTACAGAGTTTTGCGATGGAGGTAATACTGTGCTTGTTCCTAAACTGTTGTCATCAATTACTGGTATTGCAGGATTAGTAAATGGTGATCCTACAAAGACATCAACATTTGTATCTGATGCACTTATAGTGCCACTATCAAAAGTAAAATTAACAGTTGTGTTCGTAGAAAAAGAAGAAGAAGCAATCTTACCATAAATTGTGCCAGTATTACTTCCAACAATTTTTATGCGTCTGTTTGCGTGATAATCGGCTGTAACATTTGTTGATGCAACAGTAACCGAAGTTGCTGAAGCTCTTGCAAAAGTACACGAACCATCACGATCACCAACAACAAACCATTCTTTGTCATTTAAAAAAGAACGAATATCGCTAAGTTGATTTCGCATTGCATTGTTGACATTTGAAGGTGGCATTCCTTCTGCAATACTAATGCTATTAATAGTTGTATTATTAGCTGCTGTTGTTGAATAATTACTTACGGTCATTATAGCACTCCACTTTTTTCATATTGTTCAATGTTAATAATTTTTTGTTCATTTATAACTGGCTTTTCACCATCCATATTCATATCTTCATTTATAAAACCTAATATTGCTTTGTTGTTATTTACAATTTGATCAAAAGAACTTGCATTAGCAATTGCAATTAATCTATCCAACCCATCTTCACTAACAAAAGCATCAGCATATTCTGTTGCTCTTTTATTAAAGATAGCATTTTTTATTGGCTCGACAAAAGACATTGGTTTTGTTAATTCAAAATTTTCAAATGGAATTCCTAATCTTTTTAATTGTTCTTTAAATTCTGTTCTACTAGCTGTGGCTGATCCAGGTTTAGCTGCATTACCAGTTGCTTTGTAAACATTCATTAATTGTGTAAAACCTTTCCAAACTTCATTAGGATTTTTACCTTGTGCTACTGCTGATCCTTTAATAATTTCTTCTGTTAAAGAAGCATTTTTTGGACTCATCATAGAGTTGTAAAATTTAAATCCTATGTTTGCATCATCACCTTTAGTTGCAATCTTCATAAAGTTTTTTTGCAACAACATTGATGATACTTCTGGGAATAATGATTTATCTATTTTATTTAATTCCGTGTAAAGATTTTTAATATTTTTAGATGTTACATTTTCATCGAACAATACACTTCTAATTGTGTTCATAGAACGATCAAGAGTTGCCTGGTTGCTTTTTGTGACCTGACCACCAATACTTAATGCATCAAACTTACCTTGTAATAAGTTATTAGCTCTTTTTGTAAATTCAGAAGCTCGTGAATAATATTCGTTATTATCTAATATTTTTTTAATCTGATTTAGTTCAACATCTAATGCCAATGCTTCTTGGCTGCTACCTTCTTTACGAAGATTTCTAGTTATATCTTTACCTTCATCATAAATCTTTTTTAAATTTGTTATACTTAAATCAGTTCTATTTGTTGATTGTAATTTATTTAAAATATTTTCTTTTATGATTTTGGCATTAACTAGATCGCCTGTTGTAAATCTTTTAAAAAGATTATTCATGTAATCAGTTGTTAATTCAAAATTAAAACTTCCTGCATCAAATTCTTTCCAACCACCTGCTTTAAGGTTTCTAGCTTTTTCATTTATTTTTTTTGTAATATTATCTTGTGCTTCTACAAGAGAGTTAACAAATTTATTTGTAATAATTTTAGGATCAATATTATCAAGGTTTACTGTACCAAAATTTTCATTCATCCATTTTCTATTTGCATCATTTATTTGTGGAAATCTATTTTTTGTAAATTGATTTATTATTGCTGATCCACCTTCAGTTGCTACAACATTATCAGCTAACTGTAAGATTGATTTATTACCTGTCACACTTGATACAGCTTCAGGAACAGTAATATTAATACCGTTATCTTTTGCAAATTTTAGAAGTTGTTGTACTTCTTTTTTTTGTCCATTCTTTTCTAAATCTATTAAAATGTTTTTAAGTCTATTAACATCATTAGGTTTCATCATACCAAAACCTACATTAGCAATAATATCTAAAGCTAATCCATACTTCCAACCACTTCCTTTGCCAACCATACCAGATTCTTCTAATGCTTGACCAGTTGCTCCTGTTCCACCTGCAATAAATGTAGGCATTTTTTTAAATCCTGTAAATAAACCTCCACCTGTTCCAAACTCTACACCTTTACTGACAACATCAAATAAACCAGGTTGTTCAGCATCTAATACAGAAGGTAAATCTGCAATATTAGTACCTGGCTCATAATTTCTCATGTCTTTAAAACCAAGAGCATTAATTGTTTTTGCTTTATTTATTGCATCTTCATAACTTGGAAGTCCAGGTATATTAGTTCGTTGGTATTGATAGTCTGGTGAATATTGACCAATAAATAAATTACCAAGTCTTAAACCTTTTTCACCTTCCATTTTCGGAGTACCGTAAGATATAGTGCCTAATTTTTTTCCTATTTTTTCATCAAGTAAGCCACCGAGATTGTATGCTTCTTCTGGTAAAGAAACAAAACCTGCACCTGCTTTTATTAAACCTTTATTTATTGCTGTATTAAGTTCACTCATTATATTTTCTTCGCTATTGTTCTAATTTCATATCGTTCATTGCCATCTCCATCATCTAAAGTAACCATAACTTTAGGAGCAATAACTGTTGTTTGTTCAGGAGTAGTCACTTCTTCGTAACCAACTAATTGATAATCTTTTATTTGATTTGATTGATCGCCATAATAAGTTTGAATTTGACCTTTAATAGAATTTAAATCACCTTCAACACTATAATCATAAACTAAATTATCTTTACCATAATTTTTATAAGCACTATCCATTATGTTTGATTGAATAGCTTTATTAAAATCTGTTAAGACTTCATTTTCTTCTTCAGCAATTCTAATTAATTCTTCTTGCCAACCAATGTCTAAAGAAATTGCATCTAGGTCTTTATTCTCTCTCCTCCATGCAAGTCTTTTTTTATCTAGTTCAATGTGCCAATCATTAACAGCTTTTGCTAATTTTAATTGCAATATGTTACCTGACTTAGATCGTGAAAGACCAGGAGAAATCATTTCAAAATATGCCATTTCTTTGTTGGAAATTGCACCTTTTGTTTTTGATATTTGTTGCATAACAAAATCACCTGCTAAAGTAAAAAACACTTCAGCATCAGAAATATCATCTGTATTTAAACCTAATTGTTTTGCAAATTGTTTTAATTGCAATGCAGGTAAACCAAATGTACCAAAAGCACTTTCATCCATTTGTCTAACTAATCGCAACATTGTATCAATGTTTATATTTTGATCTATTGCTGTATTTCTATTTTTTTGTAATTCTTTACTCGAATCATTATAACTTGAAGCAGCAAGTTTATTTAATTCAATATCACCTGCACTTTCACCTTTATCTTCAATTGTTACTTTTGTTGAATCTGTTTTATTTAAATAATTAGATAATGCTGTTGCAAATGCTTTGTCATATTCTGGTGTTCCAGGTTTAAGATTTTGTGCTTCCAACATTGCTCTAATGTTTTGTTGCAATTGAGGAACATTTACATCTTTAATTTGTGCATAAGCTAATGCTCTATTTAAAATATCTTGTTCTTTTTGATAATTAAATTTTTCTCTTTCAAGTTGTGCTGTATCGAAAGCTGCTTGTGATTTCTGACCACCTTCCATTGCCATACCGAGAGCTTCAGCAAAACCAATAGGTCGTGGACTATAACCACTTGCTTTTAACAAACCTGTTGCAAATCCACCACCAAAAGGTGATTGTGCAAAATTAAGTAAACCTTGACCAAGTCCAATTTTTTTTTGTCCAGGCATTTGTGGTTTAGATATTCTTGATCCTTGTGTATTAATTAAACCAGAAGCATTTAAATAATTTTCTTCTGTATTATCAATAACATTTTGTGCTTTAGATTTACTGCCAATATTTGACATTTCAGGATTCATATAATTTGGTAATGATCCGTAGGTAGCTTTGTAAACACTTGGATTAATTCCGTAATTTAATGCACTAAAGTTTCTGTTTTTATTTGCTGCATCTAATTGTTGATCTCTCATCATACCAAAGTTATAAGCATTATCACCACCATAAATATATTCATCAAAAGCAGATCGACCTTGATAACCTTTAGGTAAAGGTGTGTCTGGATCAAATTGTGTAGATTTATAAGTATTAACCATTAAAAGAATCCTCCAAGAATACCACCTATACCTGCTCCCATGCCTGAACTTAGACCTGGTATCATGCCACCAAGTTTAGCACCTGTCATTGCACCACTTAATAATCCTGCACCAGTATTTCTAAATTGTGGATTAGTTTCAAAAGTTGTTTGCGGTACAGACGCACCAAGAGTTGCAAGGTACTCTCTTAATTTCATAAACGGTCTTTGTTGTTCGAAATCAAAACGAGCCATAGCATCTTGTAGTTTTGCCATTTCCATTCCTTCTCTTGCTTGTCCAATTTCACCGAGTCTTGCAATGTCACTATAATCAGCTTCACCAAGTCCAGGAGCAAGTTGAACAGCATCAAACTGTCTTTGTCTTTCAGTTGCAAAGTTATCAGCAAACAATTTGTTTTGTGCATCAGCTAATTGTTTTGTTAATATTTCTTGATTTGCACCTGATCCTAAACGACCTGCTTTTGTAAATTGTGATTGCACTTGACTTGTAACATTATCAGCTACCTGATTTGCAACACCTTGTAAAAATGGATTAGAAGTAGGGGATAGATAATCACCTTGTAAAATTTTATTTACTTCACCTTGTGCCGATCCAAGAAGGGGGTTTCCTTGTAATGCTCGTGCTTGTGCTAATTGTAACGATGCTTCACTTTGAGGAGCAAAATCAATGTAAGTTGCTTTTGGAAAAAACTGTGGTGTTTGTGATTCAAATAAATCTTGACCATAATCTATTGCTTGTTCGTAATATGGTCTAATAAATTCACTTGGCTCTTGCGAAGTTGTTGTTGTTACATTTGTTGGGTTACTACCTTTACTCATAAATCTTTCCTAATAATAAAAACTGGTTCATTATAACCATGAAGTTTTCTAATCCATCCCTTACGACCTGCTACTTCAACAGCATCACAGCCATTGCGTTTTGCAAAATCTTCTATTTTCGTTTGTATGTCGGTCAACCAATGACCTAGATTTTTTCCTCCTGCGAGAAAGTATCGTAATATTTTTTTCTGTGGGTACTGTGCCATTTCCGTTATGACCGCACATTCCACATTACCTTGCCAACTTATCCAAAGTTGAAAGAAATCTTTTTGTATGCCTTTGTATATATCGTCAAGATTGTAAGTATCATCTAATGCCTTTTCTAAAAAAGGTTTACAATCTTTCCATACAAAATCTATGTCTTGTTTCGGTACTTTAACAATCATCCAATAATGATGTACGCAAAGTTTTGATCTGTATTAGATGAACTTGCGTGTGTTAACGTAGCTGATCCATTTGTTCTTGCAGAAACAAATAAATTATTTTCTGCTGTTTTGCCATTTGCTGTGATTGGCATAAAAACAATAACACTATCTCCACCAATTCTAGCATCAGTTAATGTTGTTGTTGTTGCACTTGCAGTAAGTGTAATATCACCTGTGCTATTAATCTTACCATCCATAACATTATTCAAAGTATTACTAACTAATCTTAGATGCTGTGCCTGGTCAGGCATCGTAACTGGCACATTAAGAAATTGGTTAGGCATTTACTTCCCAATTTTTTTCATGGTCATATTATGTGCTTGTGTAAAAGTTTTATTTTTTTTTAACATTAAGTCAGTCATCATTTTTATATGTTTGTTTGTATGACCATGTGCTTTTTTATGTCTTGCCATTGCTTCTTTTTGTCTTTTACTTAATTCTTTTTTTTTCATTATCTTTTTCCTTCAGGTCTAGCTTCAATGTCAACTCCTAACATATTAGTAAAATTACCATTCACACTAATACGAAGTCTATGGTAACGATCCGTAGTGCGAAGTGGACAATTACCAGAAGTGTTTTGTGTAATTGCTGTTCCTGTACTGACAGCATTTGCTTGTGATGGTCTATGGATTGGAGTTACTGTAATTGTTGTATCTTCTCCATTTGCATCAACTATTGGTATTGCATTTATTAATGTACTTCTTCTTCCGTCAACTCCTTCAAACTCTGTTGTATCAACTGTTGCTGAAAGAGAAGCTCCTAAAAACTTTCCAAACTTTTTTTCTGAATTAAAACCTGCTAAACCAATAACACTTTCATCATAAAAGAATGAGTCTAATGATCTAGGTAATCCATCTAGTGTGCCAAGAACATCTAAACTTTCTAAAGTATTAAATGCTTCTTGTGATGCACTTTGTATAAATGTTAAATCCTGACCTGATCCTGTTGACCAACGATCAGTAGAATAATTATAAATTAATAATTTATTATTTGTAAAATCTGTTCCAGTTGCACCATCACCACGATATGACCAGATAACAATACTATTGTTTGGATCAATTGCACTTGTGACACCTTCAAGATTAGAAGTAATATCGTTAAAGAAAAATTCATCAACTTTACCATTACCAATTGGTGTGAGCTGCTGACCGCCTGTTAATTTATAGAATCCATCTTGTGCTAAGAAAAATATTTGATTACCAAAAGATGCAACAGATCGTGGAGCAAAAGCACCAATGTTATCTGCAATTTTATTAAAGCTAAAAATTAACGGTGTACCAACATAGTCAGCTCTATAAATAGCTCTTTCCATGAAGATAATACCAAAACTTTCACCACCAACGATTGCTTGTACTGATCCATGCGTACCAACAATATCTTGAAAACCAGATTGTGTTGCTTGGCTTGGAGTCCAGGTAGAACTATCATTTAATCCTGACCATTTTACTCGTTGGTTGTAAGTAACACTAGACTCTGTTGTAAATCCTGTAAAAACAAAATCTCTTATTACTGCTAGAAACTTTGCTTTTAAAGATACACGATCTGAAAAAGCTGTATCTGTTCCTTCTTCAAACTTTTGAATATTGTCTGCACCATTGGTTGCAAGTATGTTTGCACCAAATTGTGTAAAGCTCCAAAAATCTCTGCTACCTGCTGTTGTTGATCCACTATATCCACCAGACTTACTTTTATCTTGAAAGACAAAGCTACTATCCATTTGATATAACTTACCATTATCACCTGCATAGTTTGTTGTTCCTGATGCAGAAAAACTTGTAAACAATCCAACTGGTGTTCCTGTTAATCCAGTACCACTAAGAGCAGTAAAACTTGGAATGCTTTTATATCCTTTAGCTAAAGGAATGACATTATCAACTTTTGTTGCTCCACCATTTTTTAATGTTGGTAAATCTGCCAACAGTTGTCCAAACTCAATCATACAACCCTTCTTGCTGACATTTGCAACGGAGCTGCCGATACACGACCTCTCTGTGCTGACTCGTTGGCTGTTTTAACTCCTTCTTTGTATAATGATGACCATACAGCTAATCTTTCATCTTGCATTAAAAACGGTGAAGTTTCTGCAAGTGATCCGTATAAATACAAATCAGGAAAGTTTGTTAATATATCATTTGTTGTGTTTGATGATGATAATGCTGTTGCTCGTTGAAAAAAACCTAACTCTAAAACATTGGCACTATCAGGTGTATGACCTAAATAAATTTTTTTACCAACAATAGTATAGTAAACTGACAATCCATTACCTTCGCCTTCGTTATACACACGAAAGAAATCAGCAGGAGTCATATATTGCAACATCGTGTACGGTGATGTTTGTAACATTGCGTATCGTAGTTCCAAATATCCTGTTGGTAAATCATAAGATTGCGTACCTGCAACAGTAGTAATAGAAGTGCTTACAGCTTCCATTTCTCTAATGCGTAAATCTCTTGCGTGTCTTGTTTCAGCTAGATCAATAAATGTATCTATGTTTGCTGTAAGATCATCTCTGTTCAAGAAACTTGCAATCTCTGATTTTAAATTATCGTATGTATCAAGTGCCATTATACTTTCTTCGGATAAATTTTAAATTTTTCGTTATCAGGATCATTAAGCCATTTAAAAAATCTTTTACGATCTTGTAATTGACCACTCATTGTCATAATCCCTTTTTTTGCTAATTGTTGCACGACTATTAAAGGCAATGATGCAATCTTATACATCTTTGCATCTTCCATACCTTTAAGCTTATATGCACCTGCGTTTCTTTCAATTTTATTTCTTTCTAAAATTTTTGAAACATCTTGGTAGTTCTCAACATGATATTTGCCTTCACTACTATCAATGTGCATTCTTGTTTTTACTGATGAACTTTCGTTACCTGTAAAGTCAATTTTTTTTGTCATACACTTTTAACTGCTGCTGCAATCATTTTATCAACACTATCTTGCATAGATAGTCCTTGATTTTCTGTTCTTCTATAACCAACCTTATACATTCTATCGCCACCAGAAGTAGTTTTGCTTTGAGCTTTACCACCACCTCGTGAGATAGTCATATTGTCTTGATTTCTGTTATGCATCTTCATTGTCTTTGGCATAGAATATTTTTTTATTCCTGGTTTAAAAACTTCTGACATTAATTTCTTCCTATTTTAAGTTTGTTTATTGCATCATTACTATAATTAAATTTACCTCTTAAAATTGCTTCAGCTTCAATAGAATCCATACCACCTAATAAATATTTCATAGGATTTTTTACTGTATCTTCTGCAATTCTTTTTTGTCTTTTATCAGCAATGCTCATTTTGTTTTTCATAAAATCACCTTTAAAAAAAAAGGAGCAGGTAAAGACCTGCTCCCTAATAAATACTATTACGAAGTATTTAAGTTAAATATACCGTAGTTTGCGTTTGGTGAACGACATACTAGAGTCCACTCAGCTAGTAATAATCTCTTATCACTATCACCAGTTTTTGCTAGTTCAGTTGTTTCAAACGGTCTTAGGAATGCAACTTCCCAAGTATCCATTTGTAGAATATCAACTCGTGAATTCATTGAGTGTCTATCTGGGATGAAACTTACTTCACCAAAGTCAGAAACATATACATCAACTGCACCGATAACTGTCATATCGTCTGCGTTTTTGTATTGTGTTGCTACACCATTGAATGCAGATGCTAATACTTTATTACCAGGTGACATCAATACCGTGTCAGGGTTTCCACCTAACTCGTATGATTTTTGTAAACCTGCTTTTAGTAAAGCTTCTGTGTAAGCTCTAGCTGTTCCACCTGCAATTGCAGTTGCACCTGTACCTGCAGGTTCAGCCGAAGGTGATCCATTTTTAGAATAGTTATCTGCATTAGTTCCACTTGAACCTGTACCTGCGATCTTACCGCCATACCATGTTCCAACGGATGCTGATTTTCTTGCAGCCGAACTAGAACCAGTTGCTTTCGCTTGTTCTACTCCGACCATTCCTACTTCCATATCTCTCTTTAAAGATTTTCCAATCTTTGCAAGAGCATATGCGAGTTCATCACCTCTACCTGCATTGTCAACTGATCTATCTGTACCAGATATGATTACTGCTTCAGCAGATATTTGTGTTCTATTATTTAAACGATCAGTAGGAATTTGTGTAGTTCCTGCATAATCGTCACCTTCTATTTGATGGTTGTTGGCTGCTGCTCTAAGTCCATCAGTTTGCCATTCATGTAAACTGGATGTACAAGTTCCCTTTGCAGCATTCGTCATAAAAGGAGTTTCCGAAGGACTAATATTATAAATTACATCCTGTAAATCTTCTCTTATACCAACAGCATCGTAAGTGTCAAAAGTACCACTTGGTTGTGCCATTTTAATCTCCGATTAATTATTAGATAACATGGCAGACAACACCTTTTGTGCATCTTTTATGTTACCTGATTTTTTTAATTTTTTCATGCGATCATTTACACGCAATTGCTGATCAGTAGATCGAGTTTCATTTTTACCTTCAGAAGATACAACACGATTAGATGGTTTTACTTTTTTATCTCGCAATCCTTTGCGTTCTAAGAGTTGATTATACTTATAAGCATCGTACAATGTTTTAACTGCACGGTGATCAACAATCATATTAACCTCTTGCTCTGTATAACCAGACTTAATTGCAAACTTACCGATTTCTTCCATGATCTTTGGAGCTTTTTGCTCATCACCAAATATTGGATTAGAGTCAATTAGTTTCCTCTGCTCATTTACGATATGTTTTTTATAAATTGCTTCTTGCTCTTTTCGTTGTTCCTGGACTAACTTCTGTCTTTCAGCTTGAATATTTTTTTGCAATTCTTTTTTGCGATCATATTCAGCTTTTTTGACAGCATAATCCGTTGGATCTTCTTGTGCAAGTTTTACCCAATCAATGTTATCGTCTGTTTGTAAATTCTGCTCCACTACTTGAAGCTTTTGTGCGTATTCATCACGCATTTTTTTTACTGCTTCTTTGTCTTTGGAAATAGTGTCAATTTCTGAATCTAATGTTCTTCGTTGTTCACCAAGTTCCATCGTCTTTTTGGTATAGTCCGATCCTTTAGAATAACCTTCCTTTAACTCATTCAAGCTAACTCTTTGCGATTTACCATTTACAGTAATATCAAATAGTTCTTGTTCGTTTTCCGTAGTGGTTTCTTCATTATCAACTAAATCTTGATCAGAAATATCATCTACTGACAATTCATTATCTTGTTCAAGAGTGTCTTGTTCAGCTTCTTTTACTTCTGGTTTTGGCTTATCTTCGCTTCTTGCAGTATTCATAAGATTAGCGAATGCCTGTTGTGTTTCCTGTATCGTTTCGGTTGGTTTTGATACAGATTCCGCACTCGGATTATCTGTCATAAAAACTCCTATTGTTTTTTATTTAGTTTGCCAGTTTCCATAACTGACTTAATATTCACTAAAA